GCGAACAGGTTCCGCATGGAGTCACGCCAAGAGGATTTACCGGAAATTCCCGCAGTCTCCGAATGGACACCAGAAACAAAGGAGTGGGAATTTACCGCGTGAGTGAAAAAAAGACACCGAATCGTTTTGAAACCATCAATTACATGTTTGATATTGGTTTTAATCGGCACGAGCTTTCATTGAGCGAACGAATGATCTTTGTCGCATTATGGAATCTCGCCGATCAAAAAGGATATTGCACGGTTTCACAAAACAGGATCATATCGATGACCGGGCTTTCAAAAAACACAGTAAAATCAGGAATACAAAAATTTATCAAAGAACTAAAACTTATTCGCATTGCCAAAGAATCGAACAGACAAGGAGTTGCAAGAACATATCAGATAAAACAGATTGAATACAAGAGAGGACGCAAAGATTAAGAACGAAGATTAAGAACGAAGATTAAGAACGAAGATTAAGAACGAAGATTAAGAACGAAGATTAAGAACGAAGATTAAGAACGAAGATTAAGAACGAAGATTAAGTTTTTTTGTTTTTTAGGACAAAACGCTGTATAGATAACAGGGCAGGTAGGAACAAGCAGGACGATCCAATTCAACGATGTAAGTTGCAATTGACTCCTCTCCTCACCCATAATAAACATGTAGACATACTACAAGAATGTAGTCCCTGAGCTTTACCTTGATTCTATACAATTTTTGCTTCCAAAAAAACACAAGGATGAACGATTGAATGTCAAGGAGGTGGGTCAATGATTGACCCAGATGTACCGATGATTGGTACGAGTGAAAACGGGTTATAAAGGCCGTGCGTGGAAGGTATGTACTTTATAAGGCGACCATTAGGTGGGTCAATGGTTGACCCTTAGGTGGGTCAATGGTTGGGCTAAAGGTGGGTCAATGGTTGACCCCTAACAGAACATATACAGAAGGGGTGTGTGAAAAAAACGCCCTTTGAGGGGCGTTTTTTTCACACACCCCCAGAAAAATGATACGCGACGCGGACAACGCACAAGGAAACCTCATCATGCCGAAAAAATACACACCCAAGTACGATCCGCTGGAACGAACACGCGATAATCAGAGAAATACTATCTTTTTTTTGTTTTTTAGAAATTTTTTGGGAGAAATCCATTTTTTCTGATAGAATGTGGAACAAATGATAAATTCGTAACAGTCTCATCTCTATCCCCTGTTAAAAAATGCGATTGAATTTAGGAACGATTCTCGTGGCAGCTGCCATTCTGATTGTGTTGGTTCCACCGGCCTATCAAGCTGCTGGTTCCGTTCAAGAGTTTGTCACCACGATGAAGGAAGGGAAAGACCGATTTCTTGAAAATGTGGAACGAATCACGAATTGGCTGACACAGCGGAAAGGAATTTTTCGAGAGGAAGCAGAGGAAATCATCGCGGAATCCGAAAATAAGTTTGATGCGATTTTAGAGAAGCTCATGTCAATCGAAGCAAGTCAACGGCCAACAGACAGCAGCACAGAGCCAGGAACTGTATTCCCGGAAAAAACAGTGGATTGCAGTTCCGGAACCTGTCGGCCTGTTTCAGGTACGAACCAAAGTCATCAGAGGATTTATTATCAGCAAAACTGGCGACCATTCGGCGGGTTATTTCGATAGGAGGCGTCAATGGAAAAAGTGGTAGAACCAACAACACAACATCAAAAGCTCGACAAGATCATGGAAGGGCAGAAAATGCTCTTGGAATCGAAAGTTCGAGAGGGAGAGATTCAAGCTCAGATTGGTGTTATTCTCACTGGAATCGGGGAGAATAAGAAAGAGATTGTCAAAGGGCAGATTGAAGTCAATGAGCAAGTCACGAATCAGGGAGAAACACTCCTTCGAATCGAAAAGGCTCTGGCAGATCAGTCCAAGCGAATCATTTGGCTCGAATGGCTGATTCGCCCAACGGTAGTGTTACTTTTCAGTTTCGCGATTCTCCTCGCCCTACAGAGCGACGGATGCAGTGGCAAGCACAGGGAGAATCGACCGAGACCGACTCCTTCACCAAAGCCGGTCGATGATAAAATCGTTTGTACGAGTCAAGCGGAAATGAATGTGATTCTCAGTGCGCTGAGAATCGTCGAACGGGAACAACAACAGAATCCCCAGAGGGATTTATATGATGCCATTACCGCACTGTCGCATTTGTTCGGAGACGGAAAAGATGGTGTCAAGCAGGAAACCCAGGACAAGATTTTTGTCGAATTGACAGGAGGAAGAGAGCTCCTGGAGTCTATCGCTCAGGTGCGAGAAAAATTAACGGTGAAATGATGACACTGTGGACAAACGATTTGATTATTTGGAAGAAGCGGGGACGGATTTTGTCGTCGCCAACGGGCTTGTAGAGCAAAATGATGAGGAGCGGGCGATGGAGTACGAACTCTTTCAGTCCGCACGCTCGCTCTCGACCATTTGGAGAAGTGTCGATGATACAAAAAAAATCGTCGCGTGGGACGATGCGTTCGAAGAATATCTCGCTCATCGAAAATCTCTGATTGATTTGGCACCGCAAGGAATCTATCTTCCTTGGAAAATCGCGCAAGACAAACGATTGTCTTTCGTCAACGGATACGCATTGAATCAGGGACCGCAAGGTTCATGCGCCGGTGCCGCCTGGCGAAATGCGCTTCTGGCAAGTGATCTGATCAATGCCAAACTTGCCGGATTCAATGAAATCACTGAAACTGGCGTCGATATGGTTTATGCGATGGCCCGTGGAAATGGTCGCTTGAACTGGGGAGGTGGATGCAACGGAACGCCACTCGTCAAATACGGAACGGAAATCGGAAACTACCGGACGGCGGACATCGGAAAGTACGATCCGAGTGGCCGCAACGTCACGCAAGCGAATTTCAACAACCCGTCATTCAAGGCGAATGCACTGTTGCATCAAAGCATCTGTTGTTTCCTGCCGGATATTTCTTTTGATACATTTTACAAAGTCTGCTCTGCAGGGCTTTCCGTCTGGGTCGGTTCGCCGAGTTTTCCTGCGTCAGCATCAATTCGTAATGGTGTCAGCCGTGTAAGTCGATGGACAAACGGCGCACACGCAACGTGCTTTCAGTTCGGGCTGGAAGATTTCGGCGTCAAACTTCTCTATTTCCAAAATTCGCATGGGGAAAGATATGCGACGCAAACGGACAAATTCGATACACCAAGGAGTGGAACATGGATCAATCACGCGGAACACGCACAATTCAAAATCAGAAAAGAGTTCGGAACACCGTTCGTCGTGTTCGGCGAACTCATTGTGCTTTAGCTGAAGAGAATGGAGAATGGGACGTTGACGAAATTCGAAAGGAAATTCAATTGTTCGGAGAAGAGCGGGAACGATACGAGTTTTTGAAATTATCCAAAGACAGGGAGCGGAGAACATGACACCAAAAAAAAAACCAAAAACGCCGCCGCGAAGAAAAATCACAGATGCACAGTTAAAAAAAGAGATTCTCGAAACGCTGGAAGAAACTTACGGGATTATTTCGACGGCATGTACCAAGGCCAAGATCAGTCGAAGGACGTTTTACAATTATATCAGTCGCGATAAAACATTTGCCGAACAGATTCATGAAATCCGGGAAAGGAATATTGATGTTGTCGAGGATAAATTGTTTCAAAAAATTCTGAACGGTGATACGGCAAGCATTATTTTTTACCTGAAATGCAAAGGGAAGCATCGCGGGTGGTCAGAGAAACAACAAGTCGAGCACATCTGTTCGGACGATCAATCGATTCAGATTACGGTGGTACGAGCAAATGAGAAATGAGAAATGAACATTATCAAGCAGGTTGCTCCGGCGTTTGAGAATTTCCTTTTCGACTGGGACTATGAAACGTATTTGTTGGTCGGTGGGTATGGTTCCGGAAAATCCCACCAGGTCGCCTTGAAAATCGTACTGAAACTCCTCCAGGAAACAAGGAAAGTCCTCGTCGTTCGTGAAGTTTACGCGACGATTTATGAAAGCTGTTACTCGCTGTTTTATGAAATCCTGTCGGAGCTGAACATGCTCCATGATAATTTTGGAACGCGAACGGGACGCGCCGCAAGAAACGTGCGAGCGAGCAAGTCGCCGCTGGGTTTCTGGTTTCCCAATGGGAGTAAAATCATTTTTCGTGGATTGGACTCACCGGATAAACTCAAAAGCATTGAAGGAATCAGCATTGTCTGGATTGAGGAAGCGACGGAGATCAAATATGACGCCTACAAGGAATTGTTGGGACGAGTCAGAGCACCGAAACACTCGATGCACTTTATGCTCAGCTGTAATCCTGTCGGACGGGAAAATTGGATTTACAGGCATTTTTTCACGAGCATCGACGACGACGGCAAAGAACGAATCCTCCTTGACGAGCAGAAATTTTACGACAAAAAAGAACTCATTACTCATGGCGTCTACTATCATCATTCCGTGCCGGACGACAATCCGTGGTTACCGACGGGATATGTCAAACGCCTGGAAGAACTGCGAACGTATGATTACCCGCTTTACACGGTCGCACGACATGGACGGTTCGGAGCAAGCGGAACGCGAGTGCTTCCGCAAATCGTGATTGCGGGAACCAGAGAATTTGCAAAAGGACTGGAAGAATGCGGAGAATCTAATCACTACTTCGGATTTGATTTCGGATTTGAAGAAAGTTACAACGCCGTGATCCGTTGTGCGGTGAATACGGAAAAGCAGTATTTGTACATTTATAATGAGATTTACCTGAACAAAGTGACCGATGACAAATTCGCAACGCTTCCTGAAATGCAAGACTTGCGGGCGAGGATTGACGAATTGAACGAGTCGGGCTACAACAAAATTCTGGTTGCGGACAACGAAGACCCGAAAGCGATCCAGTATTACAGACAGTGTGGTTACACGATTCGGGGATGTCGTAACAAATTTGCCGGAAGCAGGCTCAGTAACACAAGAAAGATCAAACGGTTCAAGAAAATATTCATTCACCCGGATTGCATCAATACGATTCGGGAACTGAAAGACCTGACCTACAAGAAAGACGCGAAAGGAAATATCATTTACGACCAATTTAACATCGACCCTCACACATTTTCCGCATTATGGTACGCTCTCGATACGGTGACTGTTGCCGATGTGAAAGAACGAAAGTATCATAGTGTTGCCGGCGGTCAATAGACGGCGGTCGGCAGACGGTGACAATGAAAAGGAAGAATCTCATGGAAAATTTGACAAGCCTAAGCATCAGCATGGAATGGATTGTTGCGGTTATCGCAACGATTGTGATGAGCTATGTGATTCCGTATTTGAGGCGACAAAAATTGAAACTTCACTGGGAAGTGCTGCTCGCTATCGCCGGTGTTGTCGTCAAGGCTGTCGAACAAAAGTACAAACAGGAACATCAATTGTTGCGGCTTTCGAAGGCCGTAGAATCTGTCAAAGAGCAATTGAGGAAATCCGGTTTGCATTACGACGACGAGACTATCATTCACGCGATTGAAGCGAGTGTCCTTGAACTTCCAAAAACACATATTTCCCAATGAAAACCACGAATACTGAAGCGGTTACGGCGTTTAACATTTTGCCGTATGATCTGATTGTCCGGGAATTGCAAGGCACTCTTGCCGGCGCGGATTTTCTCGCCGAACTGACAGAGATTTTGCACTATTACAAAATCTACAAGAATGGAAGCGACTTTTTCCCGGACGACACAAAAGGAGGTAACAATCCGTCGCAGTTGAGATATAAGTTGGCAAGTTCTCTGATTAACAAACAAGCACGTTTTCTTTTCGCCGAAGCGCCGGATATGATCGTTGAGCCGAAAGGCGATGTCGGCAAAGTCACACAATCGGCAAAAGACTCTCTGACGGTGCTCAATGATCTTGTCAAAACGGTGTTCACCGAAAACAAGTTTGAGTCGCAACTGGTCAAAGCGGCCAAGGATTGTTTCATCGGCAAGCGTGTCGCCGGGATGGTGAATTTCAACGAAGAAGACGGTATAACGATCACCTTCATTCCGTCGACGCATTTTCTTTTCGAAACGCAAACGGGCAACGACAATATTCTCACGCGGTTCGTTTGTTTCATGCTGTTACAAGAATCGACCAAGCTCAGTGAGCGTCGGATTCTTCGCAAACGGTTCACTTTGGAGTATGATGTCGTTTATGTGGAAGAAACGATTCACGACGGGACCGGCGAGACAATTGAGGTCCTCACGGAGAAACAAAAGACGCTGCTTCGTGTCATTCCCGTCAACATCTTTCTCAATGATGGTTTGACCGGTGATACCCGTGGAGAATCAGAAATCGCGTTGCTTGATGATTTCGAATCGTGGTATTCCAAACTGGCCAACGCCGACAAAGACGCAGAGCGCAAATCGATGAACTGCATTCGGTACACCATCGATATGAGCGAGAGTTCGACAAAAAAACTGCTTGCCGCTGGAGCCGGAGCCGGAGCGTTTTGGGATTTGGGTTCCGATCAAAACCTTGAGAAACCGAATCCGCAAGTCGGACTGCTGGAGAACTCCATGAATTATTCCACAGCGTTGCAAACGACGCTGGAGCGGGTCAAAGGAACGGCTTTTGAAATCATTGACATGCCGATGGTTTCGCTGGACAGTATGCAAGGTGCGATTACGACGGGCAAAGCCTTGAAAGCAGTCTACTGGCCGCTGATTGTCCGATGCAAAGAAAAAATGAAAACATGGGGACCTGGATTACGTAACCTTGTCAGTATCATTATCGATGGAGCACTCTTGTATCCAAACACTGCGAAACACTATGTCAGTGATCCGTTGATTCCGGTAGAGTATGAAGTTCGCATCGACCAGAATCACCCGCTTCCCGAAGATGAACTTGAAGAAAAGCAAATGGACATGGCGGAAGTTTCCGGGAAAACCATGTCGCGAAAAGCGTATATGAAAAAATGGCGTGGACTTACGGACGACCAAATCCAGGAGGAACTCAACCAAATTGCGCTGGAGCGACAACTGATAGACGATTCCGCGTTTATCGGGGCAAACGGTGTCACTGATACGTACACTGATACGTACCACTTCCCGACGGATATGACGGCGACGATTGACGACGACAGTACACTGAAAGACCCTGGTGAAATTTTTGTGGAGGAGTAATTCATGGGAAAAGTCTACAAAAGGGTTTTCCAGGATGCGGAAAAAAAGCGTGATTCGATTATCAGGCAACAAGAAAAAAATATCGCGGATTTATATAAAAAGTGGGGCGGGGAAGTCGGACGACGTGCGGACAGTTATGGAATGAAGGAGACCGCCAGTGCCGCCGTCAAGGAACAACAACTGAGAGAGTTGCAGCGGATGCTCCAGGAGCAGAGCCGACAGATTGTCAGGGAAGTCGAATCGGGGATCAAATCCTCGATTTATCTGACAGCGGACGCAGTGGTGCGTTCGAACAACAAGTGGCTGGCATCCGTCGGAATCGGAAACACATTGATTCTCAGCGGCGCGTTCAGTCATGTTCCTAATATCACGGTGCAACGACTTGTGACCGGAAAGTTGTATCAACGAGGATGGAATTTGAGCGAACGTATCTGGGGCGACAGACAAGAAACGATGTCGCAAGTGTACGAGATTGTCGCAGGCGGACTGGCACAAAACCAAAGCGTTTATACGATTGCGAAACAGCTTGAACAGTATATTACGCCGGGTGCCGCGAAACCGTGGAACCTCCGAAACGCCCAAGGCCGGATGATTTATCCGAGAAGTGTCGATTACAATGCGCAACGATTAGTCAGAACGCTCACGCAACACAGTTATCAAGAAAGTTTTGATGCTGTGACGCGAAACAATCCGCTGATTGAATCCATTCGGTGGAACGCGAACGGTAGCCGGGTATGTGAATTGTGTTTGTCCCGACATGGCACGATTTACCCCAAAGGGGAACAGCCGCTGGATCATCCGAATGGAATGTGTGTGATGGAGCCTATGATGGTGGACAACATAGTCGGAAAAATCGCCGATTGGCTCAGTGCGCCGGATGGAACCTACAAAGATATGGACGCATTTGTCAGGCAAATGAGAAATAAGAAATGAGAAACAGGAGGATTGAATGAGAGATAAACTATATGATGTTCCAGGTGACGATCTATGTGAACTTGATGAAATAGTAAGGCGATTGCTTAATCTCAAAGAGTCTATTGCTCAGATGGTCGACAAGGAAGGCGATGCCATAAAACGTTGGGGGCATCGGCGTGAGTGGAGGCAATGGATCGATAATGTGTACCATGTCGCAAGCAGTTATATTGACAAGAAAGTCGATGAATTGATGGACATACATCATGCGATTCGACACAACCCGGAAAATTACGATCCTGAAGCTGAACTTGAAGAACTCTAAATCAACAGTAGCAATCATGGAGAATTATTTCTACAAATTTAAAAGATTTTTTGTGGAATTCAAAAATTTATGATAGAATCATCGCCTTGGAAATCAAAGTGATTTTTCTCTGATGTTCCAAACACCCGGATTTTTGCGGGGAAGTACCAAACTTACTATGGAAAAAAGAATGTCGACCGAAACAAAAACAGCAGGAGAATCAACACCGCAAAGTACCGACGGCAACGAAACAAAACCGGCGGAAACAAGCGGAGAAGCGGGCAACACGTCAAAGCAGGAATCGCAACAACAGCCGCAAGTCAAAAAGGAATATACTCAAGAGCAACTGACGCAGATGATGACCAAGGAGAAAAAACAAGGTCGTGCCTCTGCGTTGAAAGAGCTTGGGATCGATCCGAAGGACGAGGCGGCGATTGAACGAATCAAGCAACTGATTGCAAGTGCCAAGCCGAAAGAAGAACAGGAAGCGGAGAAGAAAGTGCAGATGGCTTCTCAATCGGCGGAAGCCGAGCGACGCATCCTCATGGCGGAAGCGAAAGTGGAAGCGATGCGACTCGGAGTGCAACCACAATTCGTTGATGATACGATTACTCTGGTGATTGCGAACATCCAGGACGGCGATGATTTGAAAACGCTGATAGGCGAGTTGAAAATCAAATATCCGAATTGGTTCGAAGCGCAGACGGACGACAAAAAGAACGAGACGGGAAAGAAAGGCACCGGGACATCCATGTCCGGCGGTGTCAGCGGAGCATCCGGTGAGAACAAAGGACTTGGAGAACGCCTTGCGATTCAACGCAAGGAAAACCAAACGAAAAGTTCCTACTGGAAGTAACGTTCACATCACAATTCCAGGAACAGGAGAAAACAAAAATGTTCAACAATGATGGTATCACGAAAAAGGACCTGAGCGGGCCGATGCAAATCCTTGCGAATGTCGAGATGCAGGCTTCGGTCGGTTGTCGCGTGCTCGCGACACTTGGCGTGACGGTCGACGGTCGCAAGATCGTCAAGAAGGGGACGCCGATTAAGGTCGATCTCGAAAACAGGGCAACCGCCGCAGTGCTTGCGACGGCGACAGTTGCCATGAATGCGGTATTGCTCCACGACGTGGACGTGACCAACGGCGACGGGAATGGAACGGCGTTGCTCTTCGGGTTCGTCAATCTGAACCGATTGGAGACCGACGTGATTTCACTTCTCACGACGGCGCGCGGCAATACCGGAGCCAGTCCTTTGCTTGTGTTTTTGAAAGCATAAACCGAACAGCCGGATCACACGAAACAATTTTGTAACAAAAACATAAGGAGAAAACACCATGACGATTTTTGACTTACTGAAAAGCGGACAACTCGCCGCTTACTGGAATATTCTTGCGCAAGACGAAGCACCGTATCCGACGGAGGAACTTTTCCCGTCAGCGAAGAAACGCGGCTTGAACCTTTCCTGGATCAAAGGTTCTCGCGGCCTGCCGGTGGTTCTGAAAACTTCGGCCTTTGACGCGGCTGCGATACCGCGTCCCAGAATCGGTTTCGAAAAACTCGCTGCAGAAATGCCGTTTTTCAAAGAATCGAAGTACATCGACGAGGAACTTCGGCAGGAACTCAATATTGTCCTTGAAACAGGGAATCAAGCATATATTGATTCCGTGATGAATCGCGTGTTCGACGACGAGATGAGTTTGCTTCGTGGTGCTAGAGCCGCCAGAGAGCGTATGAGAATGATGGCACTGACGACCGGCGTGATTTCCATGGCGTCAAACGGGCAGGCGTTCACATACGATTACGGGATTCCTGCGGCACACAAAGGAAGCGCGGCAATCGCCTGGAGCAATGTTGCGACCGCGACGCCGCTTGAGGATATTCGCGTTGCGAAGGAAAAAATTCAAGACGAAACCGGCAACGTGCTGACTCGCGCCATGTGCGACGGTGCGACATGGAGAACTCTGCGAAACAACGAACGAATCGCAAAGTCTTTGTTTGTTCTCTCGAACGGGCAAGCCATTGTGAGCGATGAACGGCTTCGCATGTTCATCAAGGACGAACTGGATTTGGAGGTGGTCATCAATGACAAGCGTTACGTCGACGAAGCCGGAGTAACCGTCAAATTCATGCCGTCCAACACGTTTGTCATGTTCCCCGGCGGTTCGCTCGGAAATACCTGGTTTGGCACCACTCCGGCGGAATCCGATCTGATGGGTGGCGGTGTTGCGAACGTCAGCATCACCGATGTTGGCGTCGCCGTCGTCACCGCAAAGAAAGTCGACCCGGTGCAAGTCGAAACAATCGTATCGCAAATTTGTCTCCCGTCGTTTGAACAAGCGGACAGTGTTTTCATTTTGGACACGAATCCCTAATAGTCGCCAGCAGTCATCCGACAGCCATTAGCAATTAGCCGAACGCTGACGGATGACGGCTGACTGCTCACAACATAAACGAAAGGAGAAAATCGATGATTCAGATTACGAACGGAAAAAACATCTTCACGGTATCCCGTGGCGCGTTTGAGGAAATCTTTCAACGACAGGGATTTCAGTTGTATGACGCCAAAACCGCCGACAACAACGACGGTACGGACGAAAGTGCAGGGAGCGACCCGATTGCCGCGATTCTCGAAAAGCCATTGGCGCAGTGGTCGAAGAATGACATCAAAGTTTTCAGCGAATCGGAAGGGATCGACATGTCCGGCACAAAGAACCTCAATGAGGCAAGAGAAGTCATCAAGAATTTTCTCGGTACGCTTTCGTAGGAGAATGCCATGACGGATATTGAACGAGTACGAATGGAAGTACGGGAACGTCAATCGCCTTATTTCAGTGACGAGGATTTCGAGTATTATCTGGAAAAAAACGGCGGCGATATTCACGCCACGATTTACGAAATGCTCCTAATCAAAGCGGAAGATTCCACGATTGAAGTTTCCGGCTTGAGTACGGCGGACACGTCGGTCTATTTTCGGCGTTTGGCAAGCAAGCACAAGCCATTCCATTCCGGTACACTGAGCACAATGTAATAAGTTAAACTTTTTTAATTTTTCATGCCAAATCGTTATTGGATCGCAACCGACACTGGCAACTGGAACGACGCCGCAAACTGGTCCGCCACCTCC